AGTACGATTGTTCAAGTCCATCTTAACGATTCAAGCATATCTCACATTATAGGTGCAAGAAATATAGGCTCTGTAGGCGTTCATTATAGTGGCTATCTAGCAGACTTTCATTGGATAGATGGTGACCACACAGTAGCACCTACAGAGTTTGCACAGGTGTCAGCAGACACTGGTGCGTGGGTTCCTAAAGCATATACTGGCTCGTATGGAAACAATGGTTATCGTTTAACTTTTTCAGACGCTGACACGACTACTGTAACCGACCAATCAGGTAACGGAAACGATTGGACTGAAAACGGTTACTCTAGCAATGTAGGCGGAAGTTACTCAAACGACACGATGATTGATAATGCAGCAACCCTGCAATGGGAGAGAAATAAGTTTGGCACTCTTTCTAATGGCAATCGGAATTTTGAAGGTGAATCATCGGCGAGAGGTGGCGTAAGAACTTCTCTCTGGATGACTTCTGGCAAGTATGTGGCTGAGTTTACCGACATGGATGATGCTGTGCGTGTTGGATTAGTCAATCAAAATGTATTACTTGATGGCACACCGTCAGATTTGGGTGCTGATACTGATAGTTTTAGAGTACAGATAGACACAACTACTAACTCAAATGCAAAGTATAACGGCACCACAACAACTTTAACAGGTCATTCATTCGTAAAAGGAACTGATGTTTGTCGTATTGAATTTGATAGAGACACAGGTGATGTTGAAATATTTAAAAACGCAACATCAATCCACACCGACACCTTAACAGTTGCTAGTGGTGAGCAATGGTTCTTTTGTATATTTGATGGAACAGGAACGTTAGCGAGAGACGCTAATTATAATAGCGGTATTGATGGATTCGCTAATACACCAACAAGCGGATTTAATGCTTTAACGTCAGCCAACCTAACAGAACCCACTACCAAACTACCACAACAATACGCTGACATACTCTTATACACAGGCGATGGGGTAGCGATAGGTTCAGGTGGGAACTCAGTCACAGGCGCAGACTTCACGCCTGATTTTGCGTGGATTAAAAATCGGGATGCGGCTGACTCACATCAATGGACAGATATTGTTCGAGGGGTAACTAAGAATTTATCAAGTGATTCTACGGCAGTAGAAGGTACAGATACCGAAGGACTAAACTCTTTCGATGATGGTGGTTTTACGGTTGGCTCTGACGTTTCGTATAACACCAACACAGAAGATTACTGGTCACTATTATTAAAAGCTGGTGGCTCAGGTGTAGCGAATACCGATGGAAGCATATCTTCCACAGTCTCTTATGGTAATGGATTTAGTATCGTTACTTATACAGGCACAGGGGTTAATGCAACAGTAGGTCATGGCGGTACATTAGGTCGTGCGCCGGATTTAATGATTTTCAAGAATCTTGATGATGTGCAATCATGGGGTGTTTATCACTCAAGTAATACTGCCGCACCTGAAACAGATTTCCTTGTCTTAGATACTACTGCCGCTACCGCAGACAGCGCGACACCGTTTAATGATACCGCGCCTACAGCAACAGTTATTAACGTAGGTACTGGCAACATTACTAACGGTTCAGGCGATTCTATGGTTGCCTATTGTTTCTGGTTTGACAAAGGCGAGGGGGATTCGCCGTATGTCGGGGGAGTTTTCACTGGTAATGGCTCAACTGATGGTACGTTTATTTCAACACACGAGCTACAGTTGTTTTTAATGAAAAGAACAAACTCAACAGGCGATTGGGTATTTCTTGACCAAGAAAGGTCGCCATATAATGTAGCCGACCTGATATTAAGACCTAATACAACAAATGCTGATACTGTTGCTAGTGAAATTGATTTCTTGAGTAATGGAGTAAAACACAGAAATGCAGATGCAGGTTCAAACGCATCTGGCAGCACTTATGTCTGGTTTGGAATTAAGAAAATAGACATCGCTTATTCTTGATGAGTGAGTTTGCAAAAAAAATATCTTTAGCAATCTTTCCACTAATGATGGCTACTATAGGGTATCTCTTTAATGCTCTACTAGACATTCACGACAGGGTTAATCATTTAGACCAAAAAATGTCGATACTGGTGGATTTAGATAACAAAATAATACCATCGCCAGATAACGCTATTGCTCGTATGCAAATTAAAGACAGCGTAATGAATGTGGTAAACAGTTTAGATAAACGAATCGCTATCATCGAATGGCGAATGAATAATAATTACAAGTAAAGGTAAATATAATGCCAGCTAAAAAAGACAGTAGGTTAAGTAGAGCAGGTGTATCAGGTTTTAACAAACCAAAGAGAACACCTAGTCACCCTAAGAAGTCGCACGTTGTTGTGGCCAAAGAGGGAAGCAAAATCAAAACTATAAGATTTGGAGAGCAAGGTGCTAAAACTGCTGGTAAACCTAAAGCTGGTGAATCAGACAAAATGAAACAAAAACGAGCTAGTTTTAAAGCCAGACACGCTAAGAATATAGCAAAAGGTAAAATGTCTGCTGCTTATTGGGCTGATAAGGTGAAATGGTAATGGCTAAAGGTTTATACGCAAACATACACGCTAAAAGAAAACGCATTGCGTCTGGCTCGAAAGAGAAGATGCGTAAGGCTGGCAGCAAAGGCGCTCCTACAGCTAAAGCATTTAAGAAATCCGAAAAAACAGCAAAGAGGAAAAAATAATGGAAATGATTAAAAAACATTTACCACTTTGGTTAGAACGATTCCGTGACGCAGCCGCATCTTGTGCGCTTATCATGTCTCAGGGTGATGCTTCTGTGATTAATATTAGTCATCTTCTGACCGCTATAAACACAGGTTTTATATCTGCTGTCGCAGCTACTATTGTACTCATTACAAAACCAAATTACTTAGAAAACAAATACATCATCGCTGGTGTAACAGGACTTTGTACCGCTATTGCGGATATAATCGTTCACCCTAGTAACTTTGGTGGTTTTTCAACTGAAGCTATTGTTACAGGCATAGGTGCTGGTTTATTGACTCTGGCTTTTGCTAAAATTAAAAAGGTGTAAGGTGATTTATGTATTTTCAATTCGACACAGAAACAAACGTATTTATTAGAGCTTTTGAAAAGCCTCGCGCGTTCAGTTTTAAGCGTGACGGCGATGTGTTTACGGCCGGAATTGACCACTTTAAACTTAGTAATAGCGAATTATTAAAACTAGGTATTAAAGTAGGTTCAATAGTTAAACCAGAAATAACTGATGATTCTATGAAATATGGTGCGCCAACAGACGATGCAGTTAATCTTACTCGGACTTATCCTGTTGTACTTAAGAGTGATGAGATAATCGCCAACGAAACATTGAATGAACAAATTAAAACTTATGAAGATAAACTTGAAAGTTTAAATGAGAGCGACAAATTAATGGCTCGTATTTCAGAAGATTTGATAGACGTACTAATAACGAAAGGTGTTATTGTTGAAGATGACATTACTAAGAAAGACGTTTTAACTGACCGCAAAGCTGTCCGAGCGTCTTTGGGTACAGACCCACGACCAGCACTAGAAGAATAAGAGGTGTTGTTGTGATTAATTTTCTCGAACTGTTACAAGCGATGGGTGATATAGGCGTTCTGTTAATAGCTGGCATGGTGTGGCACAACAAAATAGTAACGGACAATGCAATTAAAGAAGTTAAAAATATAATAAAACACCATGTTGAATTGAACGATAAAGAACACAAAATATTTTCAGACCACATCAGTAATCTTTATGGCAAATCTGAATAATGTCAGAACTTGTTACACAGCTTAAACGTCATGAAGGATTAAGATTATTTCCTTATCAATGCTCTGCGGGAAAGTGGACTATTGGTTACGGTAGAAATCTTGATGATGTTGGTATAAGCGAAAAAGAAGCAGAGCTGTTATTAATAAATGATATTGAAGCGGCAACAAAAGAATGCAAAAGAAACTTTGATTGGTTTGATGGGCTATCTGAGAGAAGGAAACAAGCGCTAGTTAATTTATGTTTTAACATTGGCATTAATAGACTGAAAGGCTTTAAGAAAATGCTTAAGGCATTAAAAGAAGGTGAGTGGCAAACCGCACATGATGAAGCATTAGATTCAAAATGGGCAAAACAAGTTGGCCAGCGAGCCAATGAAATAGCAAAGCAGTTACTGGATGGGTAGATATGGAAATTCATTGGGTATTGTTTTTAATGATATTTATGAACAGCACTCAAAGTCAGTTGATAGAAACTCACAGAAGTTTTGCAACACCAAAAGAATGTGTTGCCTACACAAACTCAGAAGAATTTAAAAAAACATCAAAACTTTATTTGGAATTTTATGGTGGCCGCTTGCAACCTTACTGCAAGCCAAGACCGAAACTTAATTACAAAGGCGCATAAAATGGAAATAGCAGAACAGGCATCATTAAGTAAGTGGGAGATATTCCTTGCAATGGAGCAGGCCGACAAGATAGAAACTTTTTTGATGGCTACTTCGCCTGCGCTAGTAGCTATCATTGGCACCATTTGTTTAATGAGTAGTGTGAGAAAAATTTTTGAATTGAAAGACAAGAGTGCTTTTGTTGTTGGCATCTTGATGAGTTCGCTTCTCGGTATTGTCGCAACCTATGTGCTGAAAGACCAGATACACACCTTTATTGGTTTTGAATTTTACATCGCTCCACAATGTTATGTTGCGGCTTTGTTCTTAACTCCGGTTCTTAATCATATAGTTTTCAAATTTTTAATGGTTATTCTTTTTGTAATGTATCAGTACAGCAAAAATGAAAAACGATTATTTCAATGGTTTCCTTATCGCTCACTTTCAATGGCGCTTTATAAAATGTTTACCGGAAATGACTTGGTGCAAAAGAAAGACTTTCCCGAAGGAGTGTCAAGTGACCAAACGGTGTTTAGACCTTAATGAAAATAAATAAGATTTTGTTCGCGGCAATAGTGATACTGGCAGTAATAGCTGGCTATCTTCTTATCGGTGAATATGCACTTGGCGGGCTGTTGGCTTTTGCTGGATTACGGCCTTCAGAATCAAAACGGAAAGCTGACAACGACAAAATAAGGGCGGATGTTTACAAGGATATATCTCGTGAAAAAATGAGCCAAGTAAAGCAGAAAGAGTCTGTGATAAATAAAATAGAAAAAAAAGAAAAAGAGATTATTGAGGAAAAAAATAATACGCCTCTCAATCAGGAGATTAAAGAGGCGCGTGAGGATTGGACTTAATATGAACACATTAATCACAACTTTATCCACAATAATAATTGTTACCCTGTCTGGCTGTGCTTTCCCGCTAGACAAAAACGCCGAAAAAGCCGCTTTTTCTCCAGTTTCAGCAACTTTAAAGATAGATAGGCCTAAGTACCAACAAATAACAGTAAAAGGGCTGGAGTCGCTATTTTGCGATGAGAAAATTTGTACGATGAGCGTGACCGATTTTCAGCAGAATCAGTCCGACAAGAAAAAACTTTTTGCACTGCACAAATTAGCACATGAAAAAGATTTAATCAGAGTTGAAACTCATAACGCATTGGTTGATTCGCTTATGGCTATGGAGACTGCTCAACACTACACTGAAAGCCGAGCCGAGAATTTAGAAAAAGCGCTCCGGCAAGAACAGACCAAGAGCGCTATTGAGAAGTGGGTAGAACGTGTTTTATTTATTGGCGGTGCCTATTTGTTTAGCACGTTCTAGCCTTTAAAGGGGGGAAGCAAAAAAGTCGAACAGAATCCGTCTTGTCCTTGTCCCTGTATTTGTTTTTATTTTTTTTCCAATAATTTTTAAGATACACCTTTCTGCTTTTTTCAAAACACTCTGGGTGATATTTGCGATTACCACCATGCAAGTCATCGCTTATTGGTTTTTTGCAAGCTAAGCATTTCATTATAAAACATCCTCCTCACCAGTAATTGAACCATAGTGCGCTTCTCTGAACTCCTGCGAGTGCATTACTTTCCTTTCCTCAGTTGTAAAAATGCCGCCTTTAGTCGGTGCTATCCAGAGAGCCTGCTTTTCCTCATCTGTCAGCTCATACCAGCATTCTGCGGCACTGGATAAATCACCATTAGCGATAGCAGACTTAATTGCCACGATGGACTCAAGATTATCCCTCAATGCCTTGTTGTGACGTTGAAGGAAAAATACTTGGTTGCCATCACCAGCGCCACGCCCATCATCATCTGTATCAGCAGACGTTATGCCAAGAACGCCAATGAATGTGTAGCGTTGAAGATAGGTGATTGTGGAGCCACGCGCCTGCACACTGTTCTTGCTACCTGTTTCATCAGGGTATGCTGGAATGGTGTTAGATTCAGAATGGCCAAGCTCATGCTTTAAGGTACAAGTCACTTGGATGACAGGCACAACCTCACCGTTCACAACCTGAGTCGCGTCAGGGTTGATGTCCCAAGAATAGGAAAACCCATGCTTTTCAAGCACCGGCTGAACACAAGCTCGTAAGTGTGAAAGCGTGGTGTAGGAATACTTAGTATTGCCATATTCAACTTTTTTGTTCCGAGTGATATCAGGCAACTCTGACTGAACTCTTGTCTTGGCAATATTAAAAGCCTTCTCAGCCTCCTTTCTCTCCCAACGGTCTTGCAAGTCCATTAGTTTACCAAGCTGGTCAACATCATGACCCTTCTCAACGGCAACTTCTAATAACTGAGCCGGATTTAAAACAGCAACAGTGTTTTGGTTTTTTGCTATATCGTTCATAAATGCACCTCCTACGGTGATTAAATTAAATGTAAGGCTATCATACCGATAACCGCGAAAACTAACGCTATGTCAGTTATTTTATCTTCTAAAGTGTATTTCAATTTATACCTCCTTTTCAAAAGTCAACTGGGTTACGCATAGGTAACCCAGTCGTTTGTAGCTAACTAAGCAGCCGCAGCTATTTCACGCCACTCAGATTTTTTCAGGTGAATGATTTGACCACCCTGCTGCTCAAATTCAGATGCCACATCATAATCATCTAAATCTTCAGCAGTTCTGGTCACGGCGCTATGTAGTCCATAACGAGACAAGTCACCGCCTTTGATTAGGTGAGACAGAACAGAGTCGCGTTGGCTTTCATTCCAGCCAAACTTCTTCTGAACACGCTCGATGACTTTAACCGGTGAGTCTGTTATCTCATCTTGGCCAGCTTCAATCAGCTTGTCACAGTGAGCCTGAAAACGAGCTTCATCAAATGAAAGTCTGGTCAAGTCTTTAACCTGAGAAAACAGAGCAGCGTCAGTCACAGACTTGGTGTGGTCAGATAACAACTCATACACTTCATCACTCAGAGCAGCACGACCACCAAGATGAGTTTTACGCAGCACCTTCTCAATAACACAAAGATTTGTGCAAGCCTTAGTCCAAATAGATGACTGGATGGTGAAAGCACCAGCACCCACCTCCGAGTTACTAATCACGATTGCTGGCGCAACAGTATCGAAGAAATCAATGCCAGCATCTCCAAGTTTCTTACCAGCCGGAATATCCTTCAGTATGCTTTTATCCACTGCTTTAATGTAAAACTTTGTCTCGGTGATATCAGCAGATACGACTTCAACTTCAAGCTCTGACAGGATAGGAAGCACTGCTTCAGCCAAGTCAGGGTTCTCAATAGTTCTATAAGAATTGCTCAGGAAAGCACGAACCCTGTCATCCAGAGTACGAACCAAGCGAGGTTTTTCCTGACGCTGCAACCAAGTATTAATGGTATTAACAGCCAGCTCAGGCTCTTGTTGAACACATCGGTCATAATAAGCCTTTGGCACATTTAAAAATTGTGCAATCTGGCCATGAGCGTGTGAGTTAATTGGGTAAGCATTATCAGTATGAAGGTCCAACAATACCTGTGGAGAGCCACCATCACGTTCAACGACAGCACGAAGTTTCTCGGCTGGTGCGATATAGTCAGCTTTTGATTCAGCTTGACGTTGAAGTTCGATAGCCAGTTCTACGATTGATTTACCTTGTTTCATTTTTGCACCTCCTACGGTGTTTAAGTTTTGACAGAATCATCAGTACCGGAATGTCAATCCGGTATAGCCTGCTTCCGCAGGCTTTCATCATGAAATGCAAATGCCTCCCCATTCGTTTGGTTCACGAATTGTTCGCAAATGCGCGGTTGACCTACGTTCTTCAGTTAATTTATTAAGATAGTCAAATTTTATGTCCAGATAGCGCTCTGTAAGCTCATCTTCCGATAATTCGTTATCTCTTAAATCGTTATCTCTTACCAGTTCCGAACATGTACGTTTTAATTCATCATCATCACAACCAAAGGCTAATATATTAAAAGCCACATCTGGGTCATAATTAGATTTAATCAATTCTTGTTCTTGGGCAGAAATTGTATGTTTTTTTAATTTACTCATTATTAATCTCCTAAACTATTATGTTAAAAACGGCGGGTGTTTTATAAGAGCGCTCAATATAATCAGCTCTTTTTATTTTTAAACTATTAAGCTTGTTAATCAGCTCGCTTACTTGGTCTTTGCATTTATTAATGTCATGGTCAAAATCAGACAGTACGTCATCGTCTAATAATTTTTCGCACAACTTTTGTGTTTCATCATCACAACCTTCTATCAAGATATCGTTTGCAACTTCAGGGTCATAATTGTGATTAATTAATTTATTTAGTTGTTTGTTCATTACGCACCTCCTACGGTTTAATTAACGTATTTTTAATAGTCGAGCCTCAATTAAGAGGCTCACTTATAATTTCTTTTATGCTGTTTGGTGAAACATACTGGAGATAATCACTATCTTTCCATAGTGCGATACCAACACGTTTTTTGGTAAATTTAGAAATAACACCAGTATCGTCAACGCCAAAATAATTGTTATGGAATTTGACTTTTTGACCAATTTTTAAATCTTCTAATTTCACGGCAACCTCCTACGGTTTTATTAAATTAAAACTACACATATATACTGTGTATATATCTATAGTCTTTGTTTCTGGTTTATCGTCAACGGCTGCGCGGAGTGCGGTCAAAGCGTACGGAAAGAGTTTAAGGTGTGGTCTTTCAGGAACCGGTCTTGTCGCGCGAGCCTCACGGCTGGCAAAGGACTGTCAAATAAAAGTTAGATTTTGTGGCACCTCCTACGGTGAAAATTCAATATAAGTATTATACATATTTGCAAACAATTTACAAACATTTTATTCAAATTTATACTATTAAGCATAAATATTTATGTTAATGAAAACAATAACTTACAAATAGGAGGCGGTTATCAAAATAAAATACGATAATTATGCTAGGCAAATGGTCGTCTGGGAGAAATCTCAATGGGGTAAAAAGTCTTTCACAGACATTGATGCGATGTTGGAATTTAAAGACAAATACTATATTTTCATCGAGGTCAAGCACTTCAACGGCAAATTAACAACCGGCCAAAAAATCTTGCTGGAGCGACTTGTCGATTCTATTTCCTGCAATAAAAGAAAGGCAATCGCGGTAGTTGCCAAGCATAGTGTTCGCTATCCAGATAACATTGAATTAACAGATTGCGAGGTGACAGATTTTTACTACAAAGGTAGCTGGAAAAAACCTAAAAAACTAACGCGAGTAAATGAGGTTGTTTTAAATTTCACCAATAATTTTGACGGCGCTGAAATGCCGTACGATTATAAATGCCCAATAAAATCACAAACAAACGAAGAATGGCTGGAGGCCTACGGAGAATAGTATGTACGGAATTATTCACACTAAAATTTTTGATTCTACAGTCATGGCTGAGGGTTACCAAGTAGCCTATGTTTTCATCAGTCTAGTTACTTTAGCTGACGAGAATCACATCTGCGACTTTGCAGAGGTTGCACTTGCCCAAAGATTATTCATGCCACTACATAAACTAAAAGAGGCGCTCGAAATTTTGCAGCAACCAGATGCTGAATCAAAATCACAAGCCTTTGAAGGCCGCCGAATAATTGCTTTAAAGGACATGCCTGAGCATGAGTCTAACCGAGGTTGGTTGATAGTTAATCGTGAAGATTATATCCGAATGGCCAGCAAAGAGTATCGGCAAGCTAAAAATCGTGAGCGTCAACAGCGAAAACGTGACAAAGATAAGGAAAGTGGCAATAAAAGCGTGACAGAAGTAGAAATGTCACGCAGTTGTCACGACAATATAAATGTAAATATAAATAAAATAGATAGTAGTGTGAAAAAAAGATTTAAAGCGCCTTTACTAGATGAGGTTAAAGCGTACTGTGACGAAAGAAATAATGATGTCGATGCTAATAAATTCATTGATTTTTATACTGCTAAAGACTGGATGATTGGCCGCAATAAGATGAAAGATTGGAAGGCTGCTGTGCGAACATGGGAGTCTAAATCTAATCAACAAGAGGAAAAAATAAAATGGAGCTAATTGTCACCAAAGAGCAGATACAAAATTATCATCACGTTAATAAGTTCGGTGGCAAGATTGTTGATATCAGCAGGGCAGCAGCAGAGGCAAAAAAAAGAAAATCAGAAAAAGATTATTTGAATATTGGTTATCTTCCATTTCTAAAAACGCATGAGATTTTTAAATTCAGAAGAAGCGAAGTTACTTTGTGGGCTGGAGAAACAAAGAGTTTCAAATCAATGTTTACTGGCTTCATGCTAATGCACTTATCTTTACAAGGATTTAAAACTGTAAATGGCAGTTTCGAGATGCCTATAGATAAAACTTTTGAGAGGCAGTGCAAGGCGTATCATGGAATGCACGAATATACATCTGATGAACAGAAAGATGAGTTAGCCGAAAGATTGTCTGGCCAGTTATTTTATTATAATCAGGTTGGAACGGTGAGCGAATCAGATATTTATTCCTATATTGATTTCTGCGCGGAAAAATTAGAGTGCGTACATATAATGGTTGATTCTTTGATGATGATAAATTTTGGTGTCGATAGAAACGCCAAGTACGAGCGACAAAAAAACTTCATAGCAGAATTATCGGCAAGAGCTAAGGCTCACAATGTACACATACATTTAGTTACGCATTTCCGTAAACCAGAAAAACATACGAATAAAAAATCAATATACGATGTGTCTGGCGGTAGCGAGGTGGTTAATCTCTGCGATAATATTTTTATCATTCAGAAAAACGAAACCAAGCAAGATTTAACTGAGCCAGATATTTTCTTAAGTCTAGGAGCGCAGCGAGAAGGAAAAGAACATTGGCATTGGGGGATTAAACATAAAGAGAATCACCAATTTTTAGATTGCAACGATTCAATGAGTTGGAATAAGGAGGGATTAAGTCGTGGAAGTTTCCGTTAAACAACAAGTTTGGAGGAATGTGTGAAGCATGAATGAAATATGTGATGAATGTGGGAAAGAGTATGACTTACCCGATGGCGGCGTTTTAATGGGTGATAGCGAAGATTGCAACCCATTCATTCAAATGATAAGGCTATGTAATGAGTGCTATGCAAAAACAACAAGTCTGGAAACAAATTAAAAGAGATGTTCCAAGTTTTGCAGACTTTTTATCGGAGAATAAAGAGACGAGTAAAGCTATTGGTGAGTTTGTAGAAAATTTTGGTTTAATTAAAGTGGTTAGTTTTAGTAGGAGGTAAATATGATTAGTCAAGAAGATGCAGAGATAGCAATTAATTTGTTGTCAGATACTGACTTAGAGGCGGCGCAGTTAAAACGCGCAATGTTAGCTCATGAGTACATCATGAAGCGAGTCCGAGCACATGGATTCTTAGCGGCAACAGGAAATGTTGAGGAAAGAAAATCTCAAGCAGAAGCGTCAGAAGACTATGGTCAGGCCAGTGAAAAATATTTAGATGCTGTTGAAGCCTATGAGTACATGAGAAATAAAAGAGCCACAGCAGAGATTCAATATGAGGCTTGGCGGTCAATTAACGCCAACAGGAGACAGGGCGGATGACACCTCACAATAAGGGAAAAAGATATTTTAAACCTATCTGCAAAGGTGAAGGTTGCGGTATTTATTTGCACGATAAGTTGATTCGTAAAAACGGATATTACTGTAATGAGTGTTTGAATAAGAAAAGAAGGGTTCCAGAAGAACAAAAAAAACAAAAAAAAATACACAGGTGCGAAGTTTGTGAAACACCTATTAGTGCATACGCTAGGCACTGTCAGGAACATTCTCAAGGCAATTCAAATCATAATAAATGGTATCAAACGAAACTTGATGAGGAAGCATATAGACAGGCTTATAAAGTCCAGCAAGTAGCGTTAATCCCAAACACTAATCGGGTTGTGACAAAAACAGGAATGTTTGGTTTTGGAAAATATTAAACAAAAAAAATGCCGAGAGTGCGGCAATTTATTTACGCCAAAAAAAACAACACAGCGAGATTGTAATTGGCAGTGCGCCTTGATACAGGCAGGCAAGCGGACTGAAAAGCAAAAAATCAAAATTGATAAGTCGATTCAAAAAATTAGAAAACAAAACTTAAAAACTTTATCGCAGTGGAAAGCAGAAGCGCAAAAGGTTTTTAATGAGTACATCAGGTTGAGAGATAAAGACTTGCCTTGCATCTGCTGCAATCGTTATCCAGATTCAAATGATTGGTTAGGTGGTCTTTGGGATTGTGGTCATTTTCTATCGGTTGGTAGTCATCCAGAATTAAGGTTTGAGGAGCTGAACGCTCATAAGCAATTAAAGTCATGCAATGCTGGAGCTGGTAAGTACACCAAGAAAAACTACACAGTCTCTAAACAATATCGAGAAAACCTAATTGCAAAAATAGGCTTAGAAAAAGTTGAGTGGTTAGAGAGTAAACATGAGCCAAAGCATTACAGGATAGATGACATTAAACAAATTATTGAAACTTACAAATCAAAAGTTAAGGAGTTGAAATGCCATACTACTGCGTAAGAACTAAGCACAAGATGGAAGCAACGGCCGAGAGAGAATTGGAAAAGCAAGGTTACAATGTGTTTTTGCCAATGTGCGTAAATGAGAAAAAAAACAAAAAGAACGAACCTTTATTCCCGACATATTTATTTATTGAACTAACAATGGGTAAAGATGACTTTGCTCCCATAAGAAGCACATACGGTGTGCAAGGTGGTCTTGTTAGGTTTGGGAACCATATACCAGAGGTGCCTGAGTATCTGATTGAAGATTTAAAAAAGATATCACAAGACAATGTTATTCGACTTGAGCAGGATTTTTATAAGGTTGGAGACAAGGTAAGAATTACGTCTGGCACACTCAAACTGCTCGAGGGCGTAATCACTGCGCGAACTAAAGATGACAGGGTTTGGGTGTTGATAAAAGAATTGGGTTCTCACCCGATTAAATTAAACATTAAGCAGATAGAAAATACATAGGAGATATTTTATGAAAATATTAGTAATGGGTTTACCGAGTAGTGGAAAGACTTACATATCAAGAATATTGGCCAATGGTTTAGATTGTCACCACTACGATGCAGATATAGTTCGCGCTGTCTCAAAAGATTGGGATTTCTCGGAGCAAGGAAGGATTAATCAAGCTCAGAGAATGGCCGAACTAGCCTATCCGCATTGGGAAAAAGGGGAAAATGTTATCTGCTCATTTGTCGCGCCAACAGAAAAAATAAGACGCATATTCAAACCAGATTATTTAATCTACTGCGACAGGCCATTAACAAGAAACTACGAGGACACTAACGAGCTGTTCGAGCCGCCAAAGTTTTATGACACCATCTATAACGACAATGAGGAGTTGGTTAAGAGCGTGGTGTTGAGAGACTTAGCTAGAGCAAAAAAATAAATAAAATATTTTGTAGTAAGCAGCTTACTACAAACTCCTACCCTGTATAGTATTGAGCTTTTTGCAGAAAACACAAAGACTATTGCTATTGCTAGTTAATTAAATAAACTGGGTTCGGGGTAAACGTAAATATTTTGCGTTGCGGTAGCATTACCCTGCGACATCTTATATTCCTTTTTTATTATTAATTCACTCTCAGGCTATCTCATTTCGCCGCCTCCTACGGTACCGATAGTTGTGAGAGTGAGTTTTTTTAACACAGTCAGCAATCAACCGAACTGACTTCAACCAACGAGCAACCGAGAGGACTCAATTTATGCCTGCTGGCCGACCAAGCAAATTTAGCCAAAAGCTAGTTGATGATGCGTGGAAGTATCTTGATGGTGGATACAAGAAGCACAATCAGGTCATACCAAGTTTAGTAGGTATGTGTGTTGCTCTAAATCTAAAGAAATCAACAGTTTATGATTGGGCAAACGAAAACCACGCCAGTTACCATAAAGAATTTTCGGATATATTGGCTGCGTGTAACCAATTACAGGAAATGGTACTACTCAATGGTGGCCTTTCCGGCACAATGAACAGCAATATTGTTAAGCTAGTATTAGGCAAGCATGGTTATAGCGACAAGCAGGAAACCAATTTATCTGGCCAAGTAACCACGAGGATAGATGGCGATTTCCTTTAGTCTCACTGACAAGCAGCGCGAGGCAAAGGCTTTAATATCACAGACAGCAATTCACATTATGCTGTTTGGCGGCTCAAGGTCAGGCAAGACATTCTTGTTGGTCTTAGCAGTAGTGAATAGAGCATTGGCGGCGAGTGAGTCTCGACATGCAATACTAAGGTTCAGATTCAACCATGTGAAGGCAACGATAGTGAATGACACCTTTCCGAAGGTTATGAAACTGGTTTATCCACATATTGAATACCGAATGGATAAAACCGATTATTACGCTGAGTTTCCGAATCAGTCTCAAATTTGGTTCTCGGGATTAGACGATAAGGACAGAACAGAAAAGATATTAGGCGCTGAATACGCGACCATTTATTTAAACGAGTGTTCTCAGATTCCCTACAGCTCAAGACATTTGGCTGTTACTCGATTGGCACAAAGGGCTATGGTGGATGCAACAGGCCATCCACTAAACTTAAAATTGTTTTATGACTGCAATCCGCCAACACAGGCGCACTGGTCATACAAGTTGTTTAAAGAGAAAAAACAACCGGAAGCAGGCTCTAAAGATTTATTGCCAGACCCTGATAACTACATAAGTTTGCAGATGAATCCAGAGGATAATCTGGAGAATCTACCCGATAGTTACATTGACACACTGAAAGGATTACCAGAACGGCTCAGAAAGCGATTCTTACTTGGCCAGTTTATTCCAGCTAATGAAAACGCTTTATTTAGTATAGAGACAATCGAGGCGCAAAGATGGGTCAATCAAGACTTGCCAGATATGCTCAGGGTAATTGTGGCCGTTGACCCATCAGGCTCTGATAGCGAGGAAAATGACGGCGATATGATAGGTATTGTCGTGATGGGCTTAGGCACCGATTCACACGCCTATTTGCTTGAAGATTTAACCATGAAGGGTACGCCTGAGAAATGGGGAAAGGTTGCAGTTAATGCGTTTGAGAGACATGACGCTGACCGAATAGTGGCAGAAAAGAACTATGGCGGCGGCATGGTGAGAAGCGTACTTCAGACTGCTAAACGAAATGTTCCTTACAAGGCTGTTGATGCAACTAGAGGCAAGGTAGTTAGAGCTGAGCCGATATCGGCATTAATGGAACAGGGCATGATTAGGTTTGCAGGACACTTTCCTGAACTGGAAGATGAGCTGCTGGACTTTACTACCACTGGCTATCAGGGTGAGAAAAGTCCTAACCGCGCAGACGCATTTGTGTGGGCAGCAACTGAACTATTCCCTGCTCTTTTAAAGAGGGAGAAAAAGAAAGATTTCAGAGGCTCCGGCCTATCCAAAAGTTGGCAATCATGAGCCAAGAATTTTACTGGGGTTTATTAACAGGACTATTAATCGCACACATTATTTTATCTTTATATTAAATTATGGCAGAACTTACGCACAAAGAACTGATGGAATCGTATGATGAATATTACGATTACTGGTCAGAAAAACACGAAAAGATGCAGGAGGAGATTAAATTCTCTCGCATGGGTGAGCAATGGGATGACGAGGCCAAGACCGACAGAATCCGCGAATCACGACCCTGCTTAACCATCAACAAACTCCCAAGTTTTGCGCGGCAAGTAATTAATGACGCTCGCCAAAACAAGCCTAGCATTAAGACACATCCGGCTGACGATAAGGCAGACCCAAAGACGGCCAAGATTATGAATGGCCTCATCAGAAACATCGAATACACATCGGATGCCGAAGTTTGCTATGACACAGCGCTAGAGAGTGCTGTTTATTGCTCTATGGGCTTTTGGGAAATAGACGTTGACTATGCAAGCTATGACCAGTTTGAGGAAGATATTTGCTTCAAGCGAATAGTAGATGCCACAAAAGTTTATGGTGATATCTACTCGGAAGCCTGCGATGCAAGCGATTGGATGCGCTGCTTTGTCGAAAACGACCCAATTAGTCTTGCTCAGTTTGAAAAAGAATATCCAGACAAGAAGGCCTCAAGTTCAGCTAAAGATTTTAATGCCGCATGGAATGTTGGCGATGATGTTCTATTGGTGACGGCGTGGGATAGAGAGGAAGTTGATGACAACCTAATCAAGTTGAGCGATGGCACAATTATGCTTTTCTCAGACTATGAGGAAAAGCTAGAAGAACTAACGATGCTTGGTGTGGATTTACAAATAATTTCACAGCGACCCACTAAAACCTATAAGGTCAGAAAGTATCTATTCTCGAACACCGATATCTTGAAAGTACAGGAATGGCGCGGCCGCTATATTCCTATCATACCGGTTTATGGTGAAGATTTTTATATAGACGGTAAACGCGAGTTTAAATCTATGTTTTACGATGTGCTGGATAGTCAGAGAAATTACAACTACTGGCGAACAGCGTGTACAGAAACTGTAGCACTACAGCCTAAGTCTCCTTACATCGGCAGAGAAGGCGCGTTTGATACTGACGCAGAGAAGTGGGCAACTGCTAACGTACAGAATCACCCATATCTTCAATACGATGGTGACGAAAGACCATCAAGAGAGCCGCCGCCGCAAGTATCTCAAGGCGCACTGATGGAAGTGCAAGCGGCTGATGCCGACATGCGCGACATTGTGGGTATTCAAAACGCCGGACTTGGTAAGCAATCTAATGAAATTGCTGGAGTAGCAATTGATGCTAGAAAAATCGAAAGTGACACAAGTAACTTCCATTTTGTTGATAATTTGTCTCGTGCTATGCGTTATTGTGGCAGGGTTCTTCTGGACTTAATACCAGAGGTATATGGCCAAGAAAGAGTCATTCGGATTATGGGCTTTGATGAATCGGTGCAGAATGTGCCTATCAATCAAACCTTCCAAGAACAAGGCATTGAAAAGATTTACGACATATCTAAAGGTAAGTACGACCTGACTGTTGAGGTTGGCGCTTCATACACAACCAAACGAAAAGAATCAGTTTCTAACATGATGAGCCTAGTCACTGCTTTCCCAGAGGCGGCTGGTTTAATCGGTGACCTAGTTGCTAAAAACATGGATTGGGATGGCGCTGATGATATTGCCAAACGATTAAAAGCATTGTTGCCGCCTGAAATAATCATGATGGATGAAATGGATGGCATTCCAGAAGAAGCAGTACCATTTATTGCTAACGCGCAAAAGCAGCTCCAAGATATGCAAGCCAAGATTCAGGAAGGACAAGCGATAGCTACTCAGCAACAGCAAATGATGCAGCAGTATGAGGTTGAGCTGAGAAACAAACAGGGTGAGCAGGCATTAAAAGCTCGCGACCAAGACTTAAAGCTCTTGATGCAACAGATGGATGAGAAGCACGAGAAACAATTAGAAGTTATCAAGGGTGTG